ACTGCGCGACCGCGCTGCGCGTGACGCCCACGGCGCGCGCCAACTGCCCCTGCGTGAGACCCCTGGCGAGACGGGCAGCCCGGATGCGGGCGGCGATGTCGGCGAGGTTGCAGGGTTCCATACCCGAAGTATGGGTGAATCAAACTAACGTGTCAACGTGAATAGCCGTGACATTTGACAGTCAGACAGGCTAACACAGCGCCGGTCAGCCGATGGGGAGTGCGATGACGGCAAGTGGCAGATTCTGGACGGCGGCGCGCGACTTCCGGTTGCGGCAGCTCCGCCTGGAGGGAGCGACGTGGGCGGAAATCGCCGAGGCCCTGCGCGTGGGCGCGCCAGTTGCTGCCGCCAGGGCGGCACAGATTGGTGCCGAAAGGAGTCCGGCCGGCTCGCTCGCCAACGAAGATCCGGAAAGAGAGCCTTTGCCTGTCGGGCATCCGCGGGCTTGGAGCGTGCTGACGGAGGGGACTTGGCTCGCTGGTACTCGCTATCCCTGGTCGGCAGGCGGGGAGAAAGAGTGATGCATTACAGAATCGGCCTGTCGGCGGCGGCCGGGGCGCGCAGCAGCGGCTCGGACAGCGGCGATCCAGTATACAACGCAGCAGCCGTGATCGCTCGTCTGGAGGAGGCTGGCCGGACCCTGCTCGCCTTGCCCTCCCGCGGCTACAGCCCGGGGCTGCGCACCAACGCGGCGATGCTGCTGCGGCACATGACCGAGGCCGAGAGGGGAGAGGCGGACAGCACGCGGCTGCGCCCTGCGGTGCCGCCAGCGCCCGACATCAGCCGTATGGACGAGGCCTTTGCCTGGATCACCTTGATCCCCCGCGAGCACTGCGTATTGCGGCGCGTGGTCGGCGCCCGGTCGCTGGTCAGCCCGGTGACCGATCGCCATCTTTACCCATGGCGCCGACTTGGCACACTTCTCGGCGCCGATCACAAAGCCGTGCAGCGTTGGCACGCCCAGGGGATCGACTTCATCGTTGCCGCCCTTAGCGACCGGGGCGCCGAGCGCTTCTGCAATTGCGACGCTTCGGGCCGCCGCACCGGCACCGCACCGCGTCGTCGCCCCCAGCCCGGGGGGGCGCCAAGGTGACCGTCAGCGCCGCACCTGTGGCGCTGGTGTAAGCGTTACCATGGCGATGCCGCGATCGAGGATGCCGAGTTCGCGCGCCGCTTCCCGCGACAGATCGATGATGCGTCGGCGGGTGCCAGGCCGGTCGTTGATCGTGACGATGACATGACGCCCACTGCCGACCAGGGTGACGCGCACGCGCGTGCCGAGCGGCAGGCTCGCATGCGCGGCAGTCAGTGCGTCCTCGTCATACATGGAACCGCTGCTCGTGCGCTTGCCACTCCAGTGCGGCCCGCCATACCACGACGCGAGGCCGGTCTGATGCCAATCTGCTGTTGTGCCTTCCGAGAGGAACATAATCTTATGCGAGGCAAGCGCCTTGGCATGCTCGGCGGCGAGTAGGGCCACGTGTGGGCGCCGGTGCCGAAGCGCGCGCACCACTGGGTGGCGGGCTTGGCGCGTCAATGCCGCTTTGCGCTGCTCCGCCGGAGCAGCCCCCGGAGTCCCGGCGCTGTCGTGAGCCCGGGCAGGCAGAGCGAGCGCCGGCCCCATCAACAGCATCGAGACAACGACGCCCGAAAGGGCGGTTCTTGCACGATCGACCATAAAACATATTCCCAGTACAGTGCGACGACCCGCTACCGAGCCGAGGCGACGAAGGTGCCCCACGCCCGAGACCGGGCGGGCGGCAATGGTGCGTTTCAAACGGGGCGCATTGAGCCAAGAAAACGCCGACTGATCAACCCCGGATTTGCGCTGCCGTTTCGCCGTCCCGAAAGGGATGCTGTCACGCCCGCTCTCCGTTGCTGGCATCGATGCGATCCACTGTTATCCGCTCCATATTTATGCTGTAGAGACAAAGGGTTTCACCCTTGGCTTAAGAGACGCGGCAGCCAACCTTGCCGGCAGTCGAGCCCCGAAACCGGCACGCGCCGCCGCGCCGAGGCAGCCCGTCCCGCCCTTGCGAGGACCGTCGTTCCCGCGATTTTTTTTGCCGGGCGGCCGGCACAGGCGCCCCGGGCGCCCGTCGGAACAAGATCCCCGTGCCCCGCAGACCGGCCCGCCTGCGCGCACGACGTCGGCATCGGCATCGACGATCTGTCCGCGCGGGAGAAAAAATTCCTTGCCCGATCACCCCGTTTTGGCGTATAAGATCGGCTATGATCCCCGGTGTGCATCGGCAAGGCGGGCAGCCGCGGATCCGTGTGCACGTTGTCCGGCCCTGAGACGCCAGACCGGGCAGATGCCAGCATCGACCCTCGATATGGTGAGGTGGGCGAGGCTCGCCCTGGAGCCGCTCGCTCCAGCGGCGCACCACCTGCGGCTGATCGCCGAACTGGAGCGCCTCGAGGCCGGAGAGATCGATCGCTTGATGGTGCTGATGCCACCAGGCAGTGCCAAGTCCACTTACGTCTCCGTGCTGTTCCCGGCGTGGTGGCTGCATCGGCGGCCGAAGAGTGCCGTGATTGCGGCCTGCCATACCGCTGATCTGGCGGAGCACTTCGCCCGGCAGGTGCGCCGACTTGTGGTCGAGCACGGAGACGTACTGGATTATGGCCTGGCTCCGAACGACCGTGCCACCGGGCGGTGGGCGACAACCGCAGGTGGTAGTTATTACGCCGTCGGCGTGCGCGGTCCCCTGATCGGCCGACGCGCCGACCTGGTGGTGATCGACGATCCGATCAAGAGCCATGCCGAAGCGGACAGTGCGCTGCATCGGGAGAACACCTGGAACTGGTTTCGCAGCGACCTCATCACCCGGTTGCGACCCGCGGCGCGCGTGGTGATCGTGATGACGCGGTGGCATCCCGACGATCTTGGCGGCAGGATCCTGCGGTCCGACGCCAGCTGGTCGGTGCTTCGCCTTCCTGCTCTGGCCGAGGCGAATGATCCGCTCGGCCGCCAGTTGGGCGAGCCTCTGTGGCCCGAGTGGGAGGACCGCAGCGCCCTCGAACGCAAACGCGCGGCCGTCGGCAGCCGGGTCTGGTCCGCGCAGTTCCAACAGTCGCCACGCCTCGATGAGGGATCGCTCTTTCCAACGATGCGCATCAGCGTCGTCGAAAAGGTATCGGACATGCCGAGCGTGCGCGCCTGGGATCTGGCGGCGACTGCGGCCGCCGACGGTGAGGATCCGGATTGGACAGTCGGCGTCAAACTTGGCCGCAGCCAAGACGGCCGCTTCGTCATCCTCGATGTCGTGCGCATGCGTGGCGGCCCGCACGAGGTAGCGGAGACCATTGCCGCCACGGCGTCGCTCGACGGCAGGGGAGTGCTGATCGGTCTGCCGCAGGATCCCGGTCAGGCCGGCAAGCACCAAGTGGCGTGGCTCGTCGGAAAACTCGCCGGCTATCGGGTGGCGGCCTCGCCGGAAACAGGATCCAAGGTGACCCGCGCCCTTCCCGTGGCCGCGCAGGCGGAAGCGGGAAACCTCGCCCTGCTTCGCGGCAGCTGGAATCAGGCATTGCTCGACGAGTTGCGGGATTTCCCGCACGGGCGCAAGGACGACCAGGTCGATGCACTTGCTCGCGCGTTCGCAATGCTGACCACTGCCGGGTCGCCGCTGCACCGCCGGCACCTGCCGATCATGCAACGCTGAGTGAAGAAAATGTTCGAAGCGATCTGCGATCTCATACCGCGCGACACGGACTATCCGGAACGCACGAGGCGTCTCGAAATCCTCGGTATGGTCCTCCGTGGCCGGCTTTATGACGCGCTTCCCTACGAGTTTCACGAGGAACGCACCGCGGCCGGGGAGTACATCCCGCTGCGTTCGCGCAAGCCCTCGGTCCGCTATCCGCTGGCGCGGATCGTCGTCGATGACAGTACTTCACTGGTGTTTGGCGAAGGCCATTTCCCGACTCTCGACAGCGAGAATGCCGTGGTCCGCGCGGCGCTCGCCGACGTCGCCCGCGAAACCGGCTTAAACCGGGTGATGCTGGACGCGGCGCTCCGTGGCTCCGTCGGCTCGGTCGCCATCCAGCTTCGCGTGCTGCGTGGTCGAGTGTTCTTCCGTGTGCTCGATGCCGCCTACCTCACGCCGGTGTGGGATCCGGAGGCACCCGACACGCTTACCGGTGTCACCGAAGCGTACAAAGTTCCCGGCGCGGTGCTCGCCAGCCAGGGGTACGCACTGACCGATCCGGCCGCCTCCTACTGGTTCATGCGCCGGTGGAATACCGAGTCCGAGCTTTGGTACAAGCCATGGCCGGTCGGCACTCCAGATCCGCAAGAGGTCGATTCGCAACGTTCCGTCCGCCACGGCCTCGGGTTCGTGCCGCTGGTCTGGATCCGCAATCTGCCCGGTGGTGACGCCATCGACGGCAGCTGCACCTTTCGGTCGGCGATCGAGACCAACATCGAAATCGACTATCAATTAAGCCAGGCCGGCCGGGGCCTGAAATACAGCTCCGATCCCACGCTTCTTATTCGCGAGCCGGCCGCAACCGACGGCGAGCTGATTCGTGGCGGCGGCAACGCGCTGGTTGTCTCCGAAAAAGGGGACGCCAAACTGCTCGAAATCAATGGCACCGCCTCGGCCGCCGTAATCGAGTATGTGCGCGCCCTGCGCGAGTTCGCGCTCGAGGGAGTACACGGCAACCGGGCCTCGGCGGACAGACTCTCTGCCGCCCAGAGCGGCCGGGCGCTCGAGCTGATGAACCAGGGTCTGTTGTGGCTCGCGGACAATCTGCGCGTGAGTTACGGCTCGGCGCTGCTCGAACTCGCCCGCATGGTGATCCGCGCCTCCAACCGCTACGCCTTGCGCGCCTACGAAGAACGCATTCCACCTCTCGATGTCTCAGCCCGCGTCGGCCTCAAGTGGCCACGCTGGTACGCGCCGACGGCGGACGACCGCCTGCGCGATGCCCAGACACTGCGTACGCTCGCCGCCTGCGGCACTATATCGCGCGAGACGGCGCTGAAATCGATCGCCGACGTGTACGACATCGAGGATGTCCCGGCAGAAATCGCACGCATAGAAGCTGAGGGAGCCGAATGACGGAAGATCCGAACCCGAAAGAAAGCTCGCTTGCCGACGGAGATGTTGACCAGGCCGAGCTGCACAGGCAACTGCAGGAACTCGAAAACAGGACCAACGAGCGTCTCATCCACGGAGAGCTCAAGGCATACGCGATCGCTGCCGGAATGGTCGATCTCGATGGCCTGAAACTCGTGGACAGCAAGGAGGTGACGGTCGACGCCAGTGGCGAAGTACGAGGCGCGGCGCAGGCGATCGAAGCCGCTCGCAAGGCGAAACCTTGGCTGTTCGGACCACGCAACGCTTCGAGCCCGGCGACACCGCCGCCGGCAGAAGTTCCGAAAGCCCGCAAGGCAACGGAAATGACCGCAAAGGAGTGGCGCGCGGCGCGAGCCGAGCTGCTGCGCCGGCGGCAGTAGCACGCACGATAACACAACCGGCATCCGCGGCGGTGAACGCCAAGGGTCAAACACAATCGAGAGTAGAGCATGGGCATCCAGAACTTTCCCGCCGCGTTGCAGCCGATCATCCAGCAGGGCTTCCTGGAACGCGAATTCGAAGAGGCGCTGCACAGCCGCCTTGGCTACCGGGCCGTGGCCGATCGCGAGGAGTTCGCCGTGGGTATCGGCGAGACGCTCACCAAGACGCGCGCGGGGCTCAAGCCGAGCGTTACCACGCCGATTTCGCCGGCAACCAACACCAATCTCGACAACGGCCTGACGCCGCAGACATTCGGTGTTGAACAGTACACGATCAGTATCAATCACTATGCCGCGACCACAGACCTCAACATGGTAACGTCGCGCGTCGGCATCGCCAGCCAGTTTCTGCTGAACGCAGCTACCAACGGCGAACAGGCAGCGCGCAGCCTCGACGAACTCGCCCGCAATGCGTTGTTTGCGGCGTATTTCGGAGGCAACACCCGCGTCCGTAGCACCTTGACCACCGCCGGCCCGACCATCGCCGTCGACGACATTCGTGGATTTCAGACGACCTTCGTGAATGGCGTGCAAACACCGGTGGGCGGCGCGACCTCGCTCACGGTGACGGTCGGAGCGAACGTCTACACGCTGGTCGGGGTAAGCGCGGATACGCCGAGCGTATCAACGACTCCGGGCGGCATCTCCGGCATGCTCACCTTCTCCAGCTCCGTTTCGGTGAGCGACGGCACGGCAAACAATACGGTGACCGCAGCAACCGCGAGCTCGGTCGTGCGGCCGAACGGGCGCAGCAACACGCAGCAGCTGGTCATCGGCGACACTCTTACCATGGCGGCGCTGCTCAATGCGGTGGCACTGCTGCGAATGAACGCAGTGCCGGAAATCGACGGTGTCTTCAACTGCTATCTCGACCCCGTCTCCGCGCGCCAGCTGTTTGCAGACAACGATTTCCGGCAGCTCTTCACTGGCGCCACGTCGGCCAATCAGGTCTTCCGCAAGGGGATGATCAACGACTTCCTTGGGCTGCGGTTCATCCCAACGACGGAGGCTTACGTGCAACCGCATCCTACCGTGACCGGAGCAGTGGTGCGGCGGCCGATCGTCTGCGGCAAGGGAGCGCTGATCGAAGGCGATTACGCGGGCATGGCCGCGGCCGACGTTGCGCCGAAAGACGCCATCATTTCGGTCGTCGACGGCGTCGCCATGGTGACCCGTGAGCCGATCGACCGCTTGCAGC